GTCAAGTACGTTTTCCGCTTTTACGTTGGTTAGGTCGGATTTAAGCGGTCTTAAAACGCTTCCGATAGGATATATAATGTTAGTTATAAAATCGTCTAAAAGAACTTCAGTAGCCCCTTTGTTAGACTCACTTCTTGACTTAACAACTATAGCATTTGAACCATCAGGATAGCTAAGAACTAACTCTTGATTGTTATAAACTTTAGCACTTGTTGTTCCATTAATTTCCACTTTATCGCCTGAAGTGTTAGAGGGTATTGCAGTATCAATAACTCCAATATTATCGTTACTTAAATCAGTTTGTATAATATTATTTACACTTAATACACTTTGATTTAAAACATTTGTAGGTGTTTGTGAATCAGGAACTATTAAACCTTTTTCAGCAGTTGTTCCTGAAGTAACATATTGTATATCATCATTAACTTTATACCATTCCCCACTCATTATCTCACTTTGAGCTTTAAATGTACCTCCTAAAAATGAATAGTATTTAATAGAAGAATCATCATTTAAACTATATTTAATTAACCTAAGCGGTGAGATATTGTTTGATTGTATGTCAGCTTGTAATATCTCAAGTGGTTCAACCTGTAAAGCTAAAAATTCATTAACTAAAAGTTGACTTATATTATCAGGATCGTCAGGAGAGGGGTTTCCTCTTTGAAATTCAGTTGATGATTCCCATTGGTTTGTAGATGAATTAAAATGCTGTACTGAAAACATTTTATCTATTTCAGAACTACCAATTTTTAATTCTTTTAAATCGTATGATTCTGAAGATGTTACTTGAGTTTGATTTGCTTGATATTCAAGTTTATATGCTTCACTAGAAAATTCACCATTTCCTGATACAGATAAATTTATATCACTACAAACCGTTGATGTAGAGGTAGGAGTTGGATCGTTTAAAGGTTGATAACTATAACTATTAATACTTCCTCCAGGAAAAGAAGTTTGCGGTATTACTTGAGAGTAATCGTTTGTAGCTGTAAGTTGAATACTTACATCGCCTTGAATACCTGGAGCTTCTATATCCGCAGAAAAATTTATATCTGTTCTAAATTTATGATTTGGAGTAGTGTCATTTGGAAACTCTTGAAATGCACAAGGACCAACAGTATCATCAGTAAATGTACCGAAAAAATTTTGCGAATAAATTGGATTTGATTGTGTTGTATTTAAGTAGTTATCGCTTAAAGGGTTACCCACATTACTATCATAACCTAATTTTATTGTTATTGTAGTTGGTGTGGTAGTCCAAATAAATTTAGCTAAACCTGACCCATCTATGGATGATGAAGGTTCTTTTAGATATTTTGTAGTAGTACCATCTGTTATAGAAACTATTAAAGAAGCTGTTGTTTTAAATGAAGAAGCTCTAACTTCACCTGTATAATTATACAAACTACCAAAAGAAAATTGGCTTGAAGTAATTTGCTCTCTATGTATTGCGTGAAAATTAAGACTAAGAAAATCATCTGTAGTAGTTGGTAATTGTATTGCACCTGCTACAAATGAAGTTGTTAAATCGGCTGTTGGTGATATGTAAAAAGAAGTACCACCTAAAACATAATCAAGTCTAACGCTTTCAAAAGAAGGATCGTACATTAACGTACTGCCACCTAAAATGATATTGTTAGATTGGTCTATTGCTAAAACAGTATCTACATTACCTACAGATGTTGAACCTGGTACTCCAAGCCTTCTTTGCCAAACATTTAAAGTTCCGCTATTATTGTTAACTAGACTATTAGGCTGTATAAAATAATAATAACCTTCAGCTAAGAAACCAATGGTATTAAATGCTTTTAAAGAGCCATCTATTACATCTGATTTTTTATATTGATATGCTTCATCAAAATTTGAAACATTACCTTCATCGTCATATTTTGTTCTTTCAGTAAAAGCCCCTCTAGTGGTAGCATATATATCAAAAGGATTGCTACCTTGGTAGGTATCTTCAGGTCGCCACCAATCAATAGCCATTCTTAGCCATTGATAAAGAGAAGGGATAGGGGTGTCAGTAGAACTTATAGAACTACTAGCAACTCCCATTTCGCTTGCAAAATCAAGTAAATGATTACTTATAGGTAATGGAGTTTTTTTATCTACCTCTCCTGAAAGTTCATCTTTTTTTCTTTTAGTAAAATAACCGTAAGAATCTGTTGCTGAAATTTTAGTAGAATAAGGATAAGGAGCGTTTTGAATAGAATCAAACCCTGGTTGAATCCATCCGAACCACCAAAGACCTTGATTGTTTATGTTGTTTTTATATATTCTAACGTAATGATATTGCTCTCCTTTTTTAAGCAACTCTTCATATAAAAAATTTTCGTCAGTATCTCCTTTTATATAAAGGTTTATAGAACATTCAGAACCAATAAAAGTTCTATCTCTAGTGTTACCTTGACCCGACCATTTTATTTCAAAACCTTCTCCTTGTAAATCACATTCAATAGAAGAACCTGTGTAATCTTTTTGCCAAATTTCAACGTACCAAGTTGTACCTTTTTCGCCTAATATTTGAGTGTGTCTTATTTTACCAAATGCCATTTACCTTTTTTTTTATCTGTAACCTTTTCTTCTATTAGCTCTATCGAACACTATCAATAAATCATCTCCGCTTATTCTTACATCAGGAATAGCAGCTGCACCTCCTCCGCCTAAAGCGTGGTTAGGTATAATCGTTCCGCTTGAACCTGGTACGAATAGTTCAGGTCCTACTTCACCTACCATATAAGGAGTAGAACCCATTACAGGTCCACCTGATGCTCTACCTTCTAAACTACCCCCCATTAAGTTACCTAAAATACCTTTAAACTTTGTAGCTCCACCAAATAATTTACCACCTCCAAATCCAGGGAACATAGCAAATACCGCAGCTAATAAAAGAGCTTTAACTATCATAGCACCAATTTGTTTACCTATTTCATTAAACATCTTAGTCAAACTTTGAATTATAGGCTCTCCACTATTTACTATAACAGAAGTCATATCTATAAAACTAAGAGTTAAATCTTGTAAATATGCTTGTTTTTGATTTTTCCATCGTTGAAAATCTGCTAAATTTTCATCTCTTAATTGTTTGTCTATTAAAAATGCTTCGTAAGCACCTTCACCAAATATAGCATCGTAAGTTTGTTGTAGATTTTTTGTAACTGTACTGACTCTACCGCCTGTACCACCTGTACCACCCTCAGAATTACTTAATTTAGGACTTGTAACGTTACCTGCTGTAGAACCTAATTCATCTAGTAGTTTTAAATAATTATCTAAAGCAGTAGATGAATCTTCAAATTCTGTGCTATTTAATTCTAACTGTAATTTTAAACTAGACAATTCATCTATTAAACCTTCTGAAACTCTTTTTCCATTTAACATTGAAACTGTTAAATCGTCAAATTTAGTTTTCGTAAATATATCATCCTCAGTTAATAAATTGTTTAATTGCTCTTGTGCAGATGCAGTTTCATCTGTTACGACATTGTATTTTTCTTTTATTCTTCTTAAATGCTCAAACGCTTTGGCTTCATTTTCAGTTAATTTTTTGCCAGCAGATGTTTTTTTGTCAAGTAACTCTTGTATTTTTTCTTGTTCAGATTGAAGTTTTAATTTCTTTAAAAACTCTTTATTGTGTAATTTTAAAGATGTTGTTAAATCATCATTACTAACTTTTTCAGCATCTAAATTAGATAGAAAATCAGGGTACTTTGCTTGAAGTTCATTTATTAAATCAAATCTTTCTTGAGTACCTTCTGTAGTCGATTTAATTTTATCAACTAAATTATTTAAAGCTCTGTTTTCTTTTTCTATTAAAGACTCAGATTTACTTACACCTCCATTAAAAGCTACAAAAGCAGCACCAAGGGCTAACAAACCACCTGTAATAGGGTTTAGCATAGAAACTAATGCACCAAAACCTATAAGTACAGGACCAAGTACCGCTAAGAATCCACCTACGTTTATTATTAGATTTTTAGTTTCATCGTCTAGGTTAGTGAATTTTTTTGCTAAATCTGTAATTTTTTTTATTATAGGTGTAATAGCTTCTGATATTAAACCACCAAACTCTAATTTTAAACCTTCAATAGCCGATTGCATTATCTTGAGCTTATGCTCTGTCGTATCGGTCATTATATCATTCATCTTATCTAACTCACCTGTATTGGTTTTGTATTGCCTAGTGAGTTCTCTTACTTGCTTTTCATTTTTAGCAAGAATAAGAAGTTGATTGGCGGCTGTAGCACCTACTAATGCTTCTGCTTGGTTAAGGTCCATCGTACCATCAGCCAAGTGTTTTAAAGTTTGTTCAAACGGTATTCCTTGTTCGTTCAACTTCATAAATACCTTACGAAGTCCTGTACCTGCTTTAGAAGCCTTGATACCATTATCCATAAGAACACCCATCATCGCTGATAGTTGCTCTATATCTATTCCTAAAGCATTTGCTGAAGCCCCTGCGTGACCGAAAGCGGTACTAAATGTACTAAGTTGTATTGATGAATTTGCCGCAGCAGAAGCTAATACGTTAGCCACCCTACCTGCTTCGTGAGATTCTAAGTTAAAAGCGTTTAATGAAGATGCTGTAACATCAGCAGCAAGAGATAAATCTTCTCCTGTTGCAGTTGCTAATTTCAATATAGAATCTTCCATCGCTATAATCTGTGATGGATCGAAACCTTTACGACCAAGAACTAATTGAAGGTCAGCTACTTGTTGGGCTGTAAACCTAGTTGTAGAACCAAGATTTTTAGCTGATTCTGTAAGTTGTTGAAATTCTTTTTGTGTTGCCCCAGTAACCGCATTTACTTTAGCCATCCCCGATTCAAACTGAACAAAGGTGTCCATAGCGGACTTACCTAAAGCGACTAAAGGTGCTGTAACACCAAAAGAAAGTAAAGAACCCATCCGAGCAGCTTGAGAACCGATTTTAGCAAGAGATCGACCTGCTTTACCCATCCCCTTTTCTAACCCTTTAATGTTAGCTGCGACAATTATCGAGATGGTCTTTACTGATGCACCCATTTTATATCTTATTAAATTTAGATTTATTGTATTTCTCGAGAACCTTTTGTATGTGTTCTTTTGAAGCTATTTCTTTTTTAGGCTTATTCTTATTATCCCAAGGAAGAGGTAATACTTCTTGTGGTTTCAACTTCTTCTTAGAGTGAGGCGATAAGCACCCCATCAATACGATTCGAGTTTGTTCCCATTGGTTCTGCGACACCTGTTCCTGGTGCATTTTAAAGCCCTCTAAGCGATTATTAAAAGAACGTGGGGTTAAACTATATAATTCATCATAACCTAACCCCATCATTCCTAAACCTATCTTCTCGAGCTTATCCCAATCAACATCGCCTTCGTCAGAATCTATCTCCTCTCCCTCAACTACTTTCCCTCGCCTTGAGGTTGGTCAAGTTGGAACGCTTCGAATATCTCGTTAATCTTAGAGAACTCTTCGTTATCTAACCACTCTTCAATGTCAGCGATTTTATAAGTAAACTTCTCTCCAATCTTCTTAGCTCCGTACTTTAAACCAAAGTAAGCGATAACTCCGATGTGGTCTATCTCCGATCCTAACTGATTTAATTCGTTTAGCTTTAAACCTAACTTTTTGCAGATTTCTTTTAAGCATAAATAACTAAATCTGATTGGTCGCTCCTGACCGCCTAATTCTACCTTTTTCATTTTTATTTGTGTTTATTTATTAGTATGTACCTTT